GCATCAAAACAATTTAGACACTTATATTTGTCGTCAGGTTCATTATATATTGATGGACAAAAATTAATATTAAATACAGGTAGCGGAGGCAATGTATTAATAGGAACTACTACCGATTCAGGCTACAAGCTAGATGTTAATGGTTCAACTAGGCTTAATGGTGCAACGCAAATAAATAGTTATGAAATTATTAATGGTGTAGCAAATGGTACAAGTACCTATTTACAATTTAATAATAATGGAAGCACAATAGGTTATATTGGAAGTGCTGCTGCAATTACAGGTGGAAGTTCAACTTCATTAGCTTTTGGTAATTCAAGTGGATTAGGTTTAGTAATAAATTCAACAACAGGAGCAGCTACATTCTCTAGTAGTGTAACGGCAAATGGTAATTCTTTAATTTATGCTTCTACAACATTGATTGATTCTAATGGTCAATTAGGAATTCTTACTACTGATGCAGTTGCAATAGATAAAGGCGGTCAAATAATGATGGGTGGCGTTTATACAGGTACTACTAAAACGGCATTTGGTGGTATGGCTGCAAAAAAAGAAAATGCTACCGATGGAAATTATGCTGGATATTTACAATTTATTACAAGTACGCAAGGGGTTGGTAATACCGAAAAAATGCGTATTACAAGTGGAGGTGAGATATGGATGGGTTATACTACTGACCAAGGTGCTTATTTATTACAAGTAAATGGTAGCGTTTTAGCTTCTGCTTATTATGAAAGTTCGGATATTAGATTAAAAAATATTTTAACTACAAGTCAATCAAATAACTTTGGTGCTATATCGTTTAATTGGAAAGATGCTAGAGATAATAAAACGCATTGGGGATATTCAGCACAAGATGTTTTAAAATATATTCCAGATGCAATAGAAACAAATAAAGATGGTATGATGACTGTTAATTATAACGAAGCACATACTTGGAAAATTGCACAATTAGAGCAAGAGATTAAAGAACTAAAAGCTAAAATGAATTAATATGGCAAGTACTTGGAATGGAACGGCAGGTAATGAATTAATATCAGGTGCGGCATTAAGAGATGGTGCAGGTGTTACAGGCTTATATACAGTTGATGTAACAATACCAACAGGGGATAATACAAGATTATGTACTTCACAATACATAACTGACCATACCACCGCATCAGGTGTTCAAACCGCATTAATGATGACAAGCAAAGATGTTTTTTTAAGTCAATTCTAAAATATAAAATATGAAACAAATTTCTCCTATCCAAAGTTGGATAAACGGAAAATCAGTAACTGCAAAAATCTTTAATATGTATGTAATCGGTGGGGTGCTAGGTTCATCTGCATCGTTTTACTACTCGTTATTAGATAGTGATTTAGCTAATGTAGCACAAGGTAACTTAACAATGAGTGGTGATGCTTATTTAGGTTGGGGTAATGATGATGAGTATTGTTGGAATTGGGCAGCATCTACTGACCAACTTAACCTTACAATTATTGGGGATTATGTTCCACCTGTGCCTGAAGTAGTTGCTGAAGTAACCGAATAGTACTAATTTTGGCAAAACCAATATTATGAAAACAACAATGCAAGAATTAATTGATAAACTTAAAGTAGAATCAAATTTTATTACCAAAGATGACCATATAGAAGATAGAATGTTTAAAAAAGGAATAGATTTAGCTATTTATATATCTAATCATTTACTTGAAAAAGAAAAAGAGCAGATAATGAATGATTATAAAGAAGGGGTTAATAAAGGAATATTATACTGTAATGGAGAAATATTTATAAGTAAAGAAGAATATTACAACCAAACATATAACAATTAACATATATTTGTAAAAAATCAATCAAATGAAATACAAAAAAATCAACGAGGTAATCAACCAAATCAACAACATTCAAGGTAATCCTGAAGAAAAGGTTATTAAAAAATTACTAAAGTTTGCTGAAAAGCTAAAACCTTATCAAGAGGAATACTCGGCAAAAGTACAAGAGTTAAGACTTGACAACGCAGCCACCGACAAGGATGGTGTGTTAATACTTACTGAAAAAGGAGATTATAAATTTAACAAAGAAGGACTAAAGAAACTACAAGACCAAATCAAAGAACTAGGGGAGAAGGAGTTTGAGTTTAAAAAGATTGAAGTGGTTAACCCATCAGGGTTAGAAACTTTTACATTCCTAGAAAATTGGACAAGCGGTATCAAATTTATTAAAGAAGAAGAAGAAGAATTGTAATGACACAAGATAGCAGCCACGCCCTAATTAACACAACGGTATCAATTACCGCAGCAAGTATAACAATCACTCAAGTGCAACCATTGGTCACAATGGTAGCGGGCTTGGTTGCTATTTTATCGGGTATTTTAGCAATCATTTATTATATTAAGCAAATCCGTAAGTTATGATGAAGTTTTTTAACACCATGCTAGGATCATGGATTAAGGTAGTTATTACCGCTATCCTTACGATGGCAATGGCAAAGGGTGATATCTTTGCAATTACTTTAAAAGAGTGCTTATCAGCCGGTGCCATCTCAATAATGCCTATTATTATAAATTTCCTCAACCCTAATGATCCGAGATATGGCAATAAAAAATAGCATTTTAGCATTATTATTAATTGCACTAACTTTCAGTTGCAACCCAATCCGTAAAGCCGAGCGCCTTATCCTTAATGATAAAGATGCAAGCGAGCGGATTTTTCGTGCTTTGGAGGTTACTCATCCATGCGCCAACGATACAACCTTAATAACCAAATATGACACTACCTTACTTGTTGATACCATTGTTGACTATAAAAGAGATACAATTACTCTTAACGGCAAAGAGTACATAACAATCAAAGAGGAACCAAAAACCATCGTTAAGACAGTTAAGGTTAACCAAATTCAAACAGGTTATATTGTTGATACTCGTAGCCTAGGCATTGCGCTTGATTCCGTGCGATATTACAAGACTTTGGCGCAAGTCAATAAAGATACTAGCAAGTCATGGAGCCGCCGATTTTGGGTACTTTTAATCGCTTTAATCGTTATTGGATTTTTAAAGTATAAATTATGATAATATCCGAGCATTTATCTTTGTCCGAATTAATTCGTAGTGACTCCGCAAAGCGCCTAGGAGTTACCAATATGCCGACCGATGAGCATATCATCAATTTAAAGGCATTAGCCGAAAATATCTTCGAGCCAATCCGTAACCATTTCCGTTGCCCGATTTTTATCTCTTCCGGATACAGGTCCGCAGAACTTAACCAAGCATTGAAGGGGGCCAAATCAAGCCAACATCTAAAAGGTGAGGCAATTGATATTGATATGGATGGCTCATCCAATGGGGTGACAAATGCAATGGTGTACGAATTTATTAAATCAAAGCTTGATTTTGACCAACTTATTTGGGAGTTCGGCAATACTGTTAACCCATCCTGGGTACATGTCAGCTTCAAAAAGAACGGCCCCCAAAGACATCAAGTCTTGAGAGCCGTGTTAGTAGATGGGGGAACGAAATATGTTATAGTTTCATAACTAATTTTTGATACTCTTCCTTAATATTACAATCAGTCTCAAGCATATTATTTGTTGACCTAATCGCCGAGATTACTGTTGTGTGATCACGATTAAAGGCAATTCCAATCTCATCCAATGTAAGCAAAGTGTTTGATCTCAAGATATGCATTGTTAATAATCTAGGTATTACAATAGGACCTTTTCTAGTTTTTGATTTTATTTGATCTACTGTAATATTGTATTGCTCGCAAGTATTTGCGATTACATTATCAATATACTTCAATACTTTCTTTTTTGGCATTGTCTTAAAGCCAATCTTTGCTTTCTTAATCCCTGGCATTATCATGTAGTTCATTATCGTTAATTTTAATCTCATCAAATATACCAAATGATTCTGCCTTTTTGATATGTCTTTTAAATGTATGAAATGACATCTCATCATTTTGTAGTAAATGGGTAAGCTTACCCACTATGTCAATTTTCTCAATAATTGTTAACTCAATCCATTCGTTATGATTTGGCATCTCCTTTAATTTTATAGATAAAAAATAATGTTACATATAGCAAGCACGCTAATGGCACCGCCAATAAGAAAAACTTTAATAGTGATAATATTGCTCGGATCATGGTTGATAATTTTTATTAAAATAATCTTGTTGATCTTGATATTTTAAAATATTACCATCCCTTTCGCGGTTCCAAACATTTAGCTCACCATCAATAAAAGCATTTTTTATGTCTTTTGCTGATTTACTTAAATACTTATCTTCAATAAGTTTTGCCAATTGTTCCGGAAGGAATGTGATTGTGTTGGTAGTTTTTACATACTCCAACAACTCTTGCATTGCAGTTTTTTTCATGATTAATAATTTTGTAAAAATGCCGTGATTAAAAATGCGGTGATTAAAATAACGACCGCTTGAAAGTTGTGGTTTTGTTGCTTGTTCATGTTAGTCAATTTGATTATAATTAATAAGTTTTACTTCATAACCTAAAGCAAGATATTTTTCCATCTTAAACTTTAATATGTCTAAAGTAAATTCCTCAATCGGAATTAAAATAGTAACCCAATTTTCCGTAGTGCCTTTTTTGTAAATCTTAAATAATTTTTTCATAGATATATGATTTTGTTTAGAAACCAAAGCTATGTTATTTTAATTTAATAAAAAAATATTTTTAATATATTTTTTTAAAGTGCCTTAAAGTAAAGTCTTTTTTGGCTTGAACCATGTTAAAAATGCGCTCCTCAATGCCTCCAACGGTGAATATCCAAAATACTTTTGAGGCTATTGTCCGGTCCTTTGTCTGCATCCTTGCCCTTGATTGCCAATAGCTTACCGCCGAAAAGTCTATATTATACATGACAAGTGCATCGGCCGTGCTTAAATTTATCCCCTCCCTTCCGCTTTGCACCTGGCTTATGAATACCGCATCGCCGCCGGCCTTATTGAACTCTTGCGGATCATCAAATGAGTTTTTAAAAGTTGCCTTTAAAAGTAATCCCTCGGCTATGTACTTATAAAAAATGGCAATCTTTTGATCCTTAAACCTTTCCTTAATAAAATTGGCTTTTGTGTCATCAAAGATGATTGCATTGCCATCATCCTTTTTAACCGTTCCGCTACATATTTGATGTACCTTTTGCATCTCTTTGACCGCCGTATCGGCAACAACTATCTCGCCATCCTTTGTCCTAAATAATTTGTCTTTGGTAATCTTATCAATGGCCCATTTGACCTTATCACTCATTGGAACATACAAGATGGCCTCTTGCACTAATGATTCAAATCCGGCCTCCTGTTGGGTATATGTCAAAAACAAATGATTTATCTCGCATTCAATCAACTCGGTTTTGACATGTGAGTAATCTGCAAGCTCACGATTGAAAACAAATTTTTTCTTTGGGATGCCGTAATGCTTATGCCAGGAATAAAAGTTTTTATGATCTGCAAATGGTGACTTATCCGATACCCAAAATTGATGGAATATTTGAGCAAAGCTTTCCGGTGTTGGGGTGCCACTTAAATAAATCACCGGCTTACCTTTGCATAATTCCTTTAATGCTTTTGTCCTTTCGGAAGGGATTGGGTATTGGCCCAATGAATGAGCTTCATCAATAATAATAAGATCATAAATATTTTCGCATTTATGTACGCTTTCAAAATTAATAATATCTAATTTATATACATAACCGGACAATTTAAAATCATCTTCAATGCTTGAAATGGCTTTTTTCTTTGTAACAAATAATACATGCTCAACACTTAATTTGTTTGCTAATAGTAAACTTGTCAATGTTTTGCCGGTCCTTACTTGCATCGCAAGGTAAACCAAACCAAACTCATTAATAACCTCAAGGCCCCTATTGGCTATGTCGATTTGATAGTCTCGGAGTTGCATATTGCTTTAAATATTTGATAAGCTACTTGAGGCACTATTGCGTTTCCGTAGGCTTTAATTGATTCGTTTCGCCATTTAGGAAAGGTGATTCCGTCCAATTTTCGGGAAAGCCCATCATCTCGCCTACAAAGTGCGGGTTTAGTTGGGAAGTTGTTCCATCCCCCAAATCTGCGGCTAAACGAAACTTCCCCTTTTGTGATGGACTGTTTTCTATTCCGTTCGCATCCCTTGTTGTTGGAGTTGGTAGCATCCCCATAACCGCCATTTGTTTCAAAGGATTTTGTAAACTCACTCCATTTTTTTTGTGTCTCTCTTTTGCTAATATGTAAGTCTCCGGTTTCCTTGGGGATATCCAATCCAATGCACTTGGTGTTGGTAGCATCCCCATGACTTGAGTTGCTAGGTTCGGCATGGTTGTTCCGTTCGGATATTTCTCCATTCTCTTTTTGAACTTCTCTAAATTCACCGGATCTTCCTTTGTCGTTGGAGTGAGCAACAAACCAAATTCTTTGTCTTTGGTGCGGTGCGCCGACACTTGCAGCAGGAATAAGAAACGGTTGTACTTCATATCCTTCCCTTTCCAAATCATCGCACACCTCGTTGAATACCACCCCCCCCCCCCAACTAACGAGTCCACGAACATTCTCGCCCACGATGTATCTTGGTTTGACCTCTTTAATGCATCGTAACATTTCCGGAAAGAGATGTCGTTCATCGGCTTTCCCAAGTCGCTTCCCGGCGCTTGAGTATGGTTGACATGGGAATCCTCCGGTGAGAATATCAATCTTCCCTGTGTGTATTGAGAAGTCGGTTTTTGTAATGTCATTGTAACTAATTGAATTTGGAAAATGATGTTTAAGTACTTTTTGCCCAAAGGGATTCCACTCGCAATGGAATACATTATCCCATCCCATCCATTCGGCCGCTAGGTCAAATCCTCCTATGCCGCTAAATAAACTGCCATGTGTCATGTTTTGATTAATTTGTGCCATCCTGTAATGGTGTATCGTTCGTATCATCGATACGGCGATAACCCTCATCCCATAATAGCTTTGTTAAAGTAATTGATTTTTTTATTATAACCGCTTCGCTATCTTTTGGATTTAAGATATGTAATATTTCATGTAAGCAAATCTCAAGATGCTTTTTGCCTTTCAACCTGGTATCTAAATATATAATCCCATCGCTCTCCGCAATGCCGTGAGCTTGTTCCCTTCCTAATTTTTTATAAATTATCTTTATTTTCACTTCGAGTCTTAATTATTTTTTTGAGATAAATAGCCAAATCCAATGCTTCCTCATATGCGTGTTGCAACCATTGCTCCTCACTTAAATCAGTACGATCCATTGTGGTGCCATATTCCGCTCGGCCCTTCTCCTCTCTAAATAATAAATCATCAATGATATCGTATAAAAGTTTACTCATTATTTATCAGTTTTATTATGATGCTTGCCGCATGTTCTACATCTAAAAATTAATTTAACTACTCCGCTTGCTAATGCTCTTCGGTCCTTGATTACCAGGTCATCGCTGCCACACTCCGGACAACTGCCTTTGTGATGGCCAAATATTACTCCGTAATGTGTTTTGGGTGCGATATGGTTTGATAGTTTCTTATGGACCTTCTCAAGTAATACAACATCCATCTTGCAATACTTAACCATCTTATCCATTGCAACTTGATCCTTATTTAAAACGATGTTTTTCCATAAGTCAAAATCCGTTTTAATCTTGGAGCCAATGCCTAAATATCCGGCAATGTAATTAAGCTTATTGCTATTGAATTTAAATTTTGACCTTGAGACTTTTAAGGTGTCAATGGTTTGGTAGGTTGGGAACATATCGATGCCGTAAAATAAACATCTTGTCCTCACCCAAGCAAGATCAAACTTATCACCATTATGACCAACCAACTCATCCGCTTCATTTACAATCTTAATAAAATCTTGAAGCATCTTTTTATCGCTTTGCTTTACATCCCAGGTGAGCGCGTGAGTCTCTTTGTCATCCTCCCATTTATAACATATGCAAATAATGGCACGCTCGGTAATAATATTCTGCGGCCCAATGTTTAACTTAAACCCACTCTGCCAAAAAAAACCAATGTTCGGACTTGTCTCTATATCGAAATACAATCTCTTCCTTTTGGTTCTCGTTATCATGATATGGGTTTAAGTTGTAAAACTACTATTTTTTGTGTGATAACTGATAACTAAATTCTCGCGGCTTATCATTCTCATGCTCGGCATTCCATAACTGTTGGACCGCTTGGAACAATGACCAATCATCCGAGGTGTCATCTTTGGTCACCATCTGCCACCCAGGGCCTTGGATGACTCCATTCTTACCATAGGTGCGAGTCTTTGCATTAAGCCATAAAATGGCCACGCCATCAATATCGGGCATGTTATCGGATTGCTTAACCGAATGATTATATAATTCCTTATAAGCTGCTAATTGCAGCCAATAACTATTATATATCCCATTGCTTGTCTTGATGTCTAAAACATATGTTTTGCCATCAATGGTGCAAATGCGATCAAGTGTACCGGCAAACTTTAAATGATTGCTTACAAATGTTTGCTCAATCATTGCATGTACCGGCTTATGGTTGACACTAAATTCAACATATCGCTCAAACATATTCCATTCCTCAAGCGAATACTTTGGTCGGTTGTTATCATCTAATAAAGTACACTCCATGCCGTGATCGTAATCTTCGGTCAATTGGTGTACGGTAGATCCCCGGCGCCCGGCGTTATCTCTTATCTCATCGGCCTTTGAGCCAACCTCCTTCATCCATTGGATAAGGGCAAATGGCTTTGGATAAGCTTCAAGCAAAGTGGTGGCACTTGGGAAATAATTCCCATCTTCATCGTGGTAAAATCTGCCATCGACAAATGTTAATTGATTGGTTTTGGTTTTTACTAACATGTGTATTCTTTTATGGTTTCGGTAATTACTTTGTCTCCGTTATTGGCAATGACTGCGGTTGCAATTTGCTCAATCTCTTCAAGGGTTTCGGCCCCTGTAATAAACTTATTATCGACATAAAGAAAGTATCTCTCAAAATTGTCGATGATGTTAATCTCTTTGGTAATTTTAATTTTCGGCATGTTTTTAATTTTAAATTATAAAAAGTGCCTTTTTGTACGGAAGGCTAACCGCTAACCAAAACCAACTAAAAAGGTGACTCCTCATCTAATACCAAATCATTATCATTATGCTTCGCAAAAATCTTTAAAGCAGTTTGCTCAAGGAACTCCATCATTGCAGAATCATCCCATTGCTCCTTACCTTTAACTTTAATCTTCTCCATTTGTGGTAAGCCATTGGGAGTATCCTTTGTGTAAGCCGGTGCAATCTTTGTATCATCTTGATACATTGTGATGCCGGTAACTGTTTTGCTTACATCGTTTTTGTCCTTCATTGCCCAAGGCATAAATCTTAAACTCTCCTCAATGTTTATATTTGGGAGTGCTTTTAAAAAGCTTGATGCATATCGACTTGAGTAAGGCATTGATACAATATATGTATCTGCGCCATCCTGGAATGTCAATTGCCATTGCTTACCATAATCATTTTCACGAGTGTTAACATTTGTAATGTTACCCGTTAAGTCTTTGAAGCGCTCTTCAAATACTAATTTACCGGTTTTTGTTACTCGCTCGGTTGTGCGATCATTCGCCGTTTTGTGTTGGCGTACTAGGTTCCCATCGGAAACGGAGAGGTAAGTTAAATTTGTACCTCCTAAATTTGATAAAGCCATGATTTAAATATCGTTTGTTTTATAACGACATCACAATACTAAACTATTTAATTTGAATAAAAAAACTTTTTTATTAAATTTTTTTAAATTACATTTGGAGCATAAACGAAATGCCTCCGCTAATTAACAATAATTAATAATCGTAGTGGGTTATCCTGGATGGGAGCGGGGGTGTTTTTTAAATTAAAAATAAATAAGCTATGAAGAAATTATTATGTAAAATATTTGGTCATAAATTAATACCATACCAAAATACAAATCGTATTCATTTTTGTAAAAACTGTGGATACATAAAATTATAATCAAAACAAATAAAGGTTTGACCATTTAAAACTATTGGATAAAATCGGTAGTGTCCTTAAAAATGGTATCTTAAAATCAATAACATGAAAATTTTATTTATCATTGCATTCCTAATATTGGCATGCATAAAAATCAACCTAGAAGAAAACTATGAAAAAAGAAACACGAGGGCGTAAGCCACTCCCCGAAAAGGAAAAGAAAAAAGCTTTAACCATAATGGTGAAAAGCAAATTTTTAAACGAAGCTAAAAAAGAACTTAAAGAAATTGAGAGAATCTATTCTGCAAAGCAAAGTCATCCGGCACTTTGAGTTGATCGGTTGGTATGTCGTAAAGATAATACAATGCAATAAAAATGGCATGCCCGACCTAATGATACTTAAGGATGGTAAAACTTTCTTTATTGAATGCAAGGCCGAGAAAGGCCGGCTTTCGGAATTACAAAAGTATAGACATGAACAACTTGAAGAGCAAGGGTTTCGCGTTTATACTATTTACAAAATGGATGAAATTAAAACAATTTTATGAAATTAAAAGATTTTGTTTCGGAATTTATTGAGCCTAATTCGGTAATAAGATTATGGAAACCAATTAATGGAGGTCATGAAATGATTGCAAATAATAATGATGATGTTTGCATGAATTGGGAAATTACTGATGGAATAGGAATATATAAAAACTATATAAACAATGAAGTAAAAGGAGTTACTGATATATTAATGAGTAAATCTAATTACATGGAAGCAATTAATATAACAATTATAATTTAACCAAATGATTAAAGCAGCCAACTACTATGCAAATCAAGGTTTCTCCGTTATCCCAATAGGAGATAATAAGAGAGCAATTTTCCCTTGGACCGAGTTCCAATCCAAAATAATGGATGCGGTAACAATGAAGGCCCAATTTACTAACACTAGATCAAACAACATTGCGATCATCGGTGGCGCAGTCTCCGGAGGATTAGAGATTATTGATGTTGATTTAAAGTATGATGTAAGCGGTACATTATGGGATCGACTCAAATTGGAGCTTGGAGACTTAATGGAGCTTTTATATGTGGTGCGCACCAAATCCGGTGGGTATCATTTATATTACAGGTCCGAAGAGATTGAAGGCAACCAAAAACTTGCCATGCGCCATGCAACAAAAGAGGAACTTAAAGAGACACCACACGCCAAAGAGATAGTGTTAATTGAGACACGCGGTGAGGGAGGGTATGTGCTTGCACCTCCATCGGAAGGGTACACCAAAGAAAAGGACTTTGTAATAAATGTTATAACATTGGAGCAAAGAGAATCCATCTTATCAATATGCAGATCATTTAACGAAGTAGTTAAAGAGGTGCGCCAACAAGTGATTACCGATACCGCTAACTTTCAACTCACACCTTGGGATGATTACAATAATAAATGTGATGTCGTTGCATTACTTGAAAAGCACGGTTGGACTTGGATTGAGCGTAAAGGTGAGCGTAATTACTTAAAGCGCCCAGGCAAAACCGATTCTCATATATCCGCAGATTATCATCAAGGCCTTGGACTGTTTAAAGTATTCTCAACATCAACGGAGTTTGAGACAGGCAAAGGATATAAGCCTTTTGCTATTTACACCATCCTTGAACATGGTTCAAATTTCTCTAATGCTGCAAAGCAATTGTCTCAAGATGGATTTGGGGAACAAAAGAATCGCATCTCATCAAATATAAAGCGCGACTTCCTTAAGAAAAAAGAGGAGGGGCTTGATAATAAAAACATTGCCGCCTACCTTTCACAAAAGCATAACCTCGATGTTACCAAGACCGAGGACTTAATAAAAGATATTGAGAGCGGTAATGGAGAGAGCATCCTTACATTTTGGAATGTGAATGATAAAGGCATTGTCACCATTGATCGGTCCAAGTTCCTTTCCTTCCTATCAAGCAATGGAGGCTTTTATATTTATTACTATGACAATAAGCTTAATTATAAATTGGTCCGCGTTGAAGATGGATTTGTCTCGGAGACAAATATGGAGCAAATTAAAAAGTTTCTCAATAATTACATCGATACTTTACCATCCAACTTTGATGGCACCAACCCATCCAAGCTCCGCGAGATAATTTATAAGGGAGCAGATGCATATTTTAATAAAGGATTGTTTGAGTTTATGCAGAACATTAAACTTAACTTCCTTAAGCATACCAAGACCGCTGCATTTTATCCTTTTAAAAATGGAGTGGTACGCATCACTAAAAATAAAAAGGAACTAATTAAGTACGGTGATTTGGGTGTACATGTTTGGAAAGACCAAGTAATTGATTTCAATATTGACATCGAGCAAGATATTGACTTTGAATATGTTCAATACACTAAATTTATTGATAAGGTTTGCAATGGAGACACCGAGCGCATTGCTTATGCCATTAGTTTAATTGGTTATTTACTGCATACTTACAAGGATCCGACCAAATCATTTGCGGTTATCCTTGCAGAAGAGACCGAAGATGAGGCCCAAGGTGGTGGCGCCGGCAAAGGTATTTTCTTTAAGGCCATCGGTAAGCTTATCAACCTGGTATCAATAGATGGTAAGAACTTTAAGCTTGATAAGTCATTCGCATTCCAACGCGTTGAGTTATCAACTCAATTAATTATCATTGAGGATTGCCGTAAAAATTTAGACTTTGAGGGATTTTATTCCAAGATTACCGAAGGGGTGACAGTTGAAAAGAAAAACAAAGATGAGCTTTATATTGATTACAATAATGCTCCCAAATTTGGATTTACTACTAATTATACAATTAATTACTCCGGAGGACACGGCAAGCGAAGAGTAAAAGTGATTGAGTTTGGTTCGTTCTTTAACCATAAGAACTCACCACTTGATTTCTTTGGCAATACTTTGTTTAATGATTGGGATCAAGATGAATGGAATCGCTTCTATAATTTTATGATTGAATCAGTTCAAATATATCTTGAGAGCGGTATTCCTGTTATTGAGAATAGCGACTCAATCAATCGTAAGAATGTAAAACTTAATTTTGGTGAGGACTTCCTGGCTTATTATGATGATATTGTCCGTGACAAATGGTTTGAGTTTGGCTCGGAATACATATCATTTTGTAATATTAATGACTTTGATAAAAAGGATTACTCACAAATAAGGTTTAAAAAAGGACTTCATATGTCCTCGGATATCTTTGGAATCAAATTGGAAACCCGCCGAAATAGGCAAAATAATAACAAACATGAGTTTAAAATCTTATCTTGATCCGGTAAAAGCATTTGACAAATGGATAATTGCTAATCCAAAAGGCGGTATATTTGTATGGAAAGGCATCAAATTGGAGATAAAACCTAAAAATGTACTCGGTTGTACTTGATTTGTACTCGATTTGAGCTATGTTTTAATACACATAACTAATTGATAATTAACTAATTAAAAAAAATGTACTCGATGTACTCGCTTTTATTAAATATTTCCTTGACCTCTTCTTTTTTTTTATTTTTTATTATAATAGTCCAATTTATTATAGGTAAATCGAGTACACGAGTACAAAACACTCACAACTAATTAATAGTCAATATGTTAAGCAAAAAAAAACCGAGTACATGTAATGAAATCATTGAATATGTGTATTTGAATCCACAAATTGACCAATTGATTAAATCAGTACGGCCAAGCGACTTGCAAGATGATTTGAGACAGGAACTAGCTTTGGCATTGTTGAGCATCCATTGTGATAAGATAACCGAAATTTGGGCTTCTAATGGCTTAATAGGATTCTCAATAAAGATTATTACTAATATGGCATTTAGCTCAACATCTCAATTCTATAAAAAGTTTCGTAAGAATGATTACGATAAAGCAATTAACTATTTAAAGTCTCAACTTAAATTACCCGAATTAAATCCTAAATTTGCAAAGGTTGCTAATGCTCGCCTGGTAGCAAAGTTTGCCGAAGATGAGATGCAAGCACATGAAGCAATACTCTTTAACAAATATGTTGAGGTAAGATCATGTAAAAAAGTAGCGGACCATTATAACATACCGGAGAAACATGTAAAGGATATTATTAGGAAAACAAAACTTGAGTTAAAAACATTATGCTTAAATAAAATATTTTAATATGAAATATATAATAGTCATATTACTTTGGGAGGCAATAAAGATTGTTTACTATAAAATTATAAACCGATGATTACAGTACTTGCAGCGTTTTTCTTTGCTTATTATTTTGTTAATGTGGCCAAAATACCTTACATTATAAAAAAGATATGGGGCATCCCATTTGAGAAAAGGATGAAGCCATTTGATTGTGCGACATGCTTAAGTGTGTGGTGTGCGGTGATACTATTTTTTTTACCAATCTATGTTAGTACCTTTATCGCAGTAATATTTGGAGCCGGGTTCCTAGGACAAAAAATTAAGTAATATGCTACCAATAAAGATTCCAATCATATGTCACGATGATGTATCAAAGCAGATGAAGGACATGGGCATTGAAACGGACTTTGCAGAATTGAAGCGGACATACTTTGTAATATTTTATATTGATTACATGGCGCAGTTGTTTAAGAATGGTATTGAATACACGGAGGTTGTTGTTGATAATAACAGTTATGTAAGTGATATGAAGATTGATGATATACTTAATTTAATAAAGCAATAATGAACGATAAGATTATCCAGGTGCTAGGAGTTACACAAAAGCAAAGCGGATGCGGATGGCACCGAGTACTGTTGCCGTTGGCATTTATGCCGGACTCTTATAACCATATTTGCAATACACCAACGGAAGAGATATTAAACGAAAGGAACTTTGAGATTTTATTGTATAATCGATTCTCTCAATTTGACAATGATTGGCATGAGACAAAAAAACATTTTAAAGTAGTGATTGATCTCGATGATGATTGGGAGTTGCCGTATAGCCATCCTTTACACCAATTCTATGAGCCACAAAAGAAACGAGTAATAAACAATATCTTTAACGCGGACATGGTTACATGTACCAACGAGCGCATTGCGGATAAGGTAAGTAAGTATAATAAAAATGTAAAGATATTCCCAAACTGCATTCCATTGGGTGAGCAACAATATACCGACTTGAGACATGAGTCGGATAAAGTAAGAATCTTTTGGGCCGGAGGATCAACACACATGAACGACATTGCAATACTTAAAAACCCGATAAAGAGATTTAATGCATTGCCAGGAATAGAGATGGTCCTAGGCGGTTACACCGATACCGATCCGGTGAGTAAAGATTATTGGGATAAAGTGTTCAGTATGTTTAGCAATGGGGGAAAGTTAGCTAATAGAAAACTTTCAAGCGAGTTGCCAAATAATTACATGACTCACTTTGAGCATGCCGACATTATGGTGATACCATTGGAGGACTCGCAATGGCATGCGTGCAAATCTAATCTTAAAATACTTGAAGCTGCAAGCAAAAGGATTGCATGTGTGGTGAGTGATGTTGAGCCATACAACAAGGATAAGGATGCACCGGTGTTATGGGTAAAGAATCAAAGTGATTGGTTTAAGCACATATCTTATTTAACAAACAACCCAACCGAAAGGGTAAAAATGGGAAACGATTTATATGAGTGGGCAAAAGAAAAATACAACTATCAAAAAATTGGTGCCGAGCGTAGAGAAGCATTTGGAAATCTTATTGAGGCATAAGCACCATTATGATCTATTTATCCGGAGTGGAGAGGTAGTAAACTTTCACGCAGAGATACAGGATGAGTTATTGAGCGTGATTAAGTTGAAGATACCACACTATGATTACAATCGTAGGTGTGATGCATGCGTATGTGAATTTTTAGTGTTAACATATAAACAATTTAAAGATGAGTTACATCCATCCAACGGCGTTGATCGGGCCTAATGTAAGCATAGGCGAGAACTGTTATATTGGTCCTTATTGTATTATCGGTTACACGGCCGAGCATAAAGAGTTTTGGAATCGGGAGCCTGGCAGTGTCTCCATTGGTGACAATGTAGTATTAACCGGACATGTTACTATTGATGCAAGCACAGGAGATCAACCAACATTTATTGGTGATGATGTGTGGATGCTCAAGCATAGCCATGTCGGTCATGATTGCTTTATTCATAGCAAGGTGACTATATCATGTGGTGCAAAAGTTGGAGGCCACACGATTGTGAGGTACAAATGTAATCTTGGACTTAATGCGGTGATCCATCAAAAGCAAGACATTGCCATCGGGTGCATGATTGGGATGGGTTCAGTTGTTACAAAGAAACTAATCACTCAAGCTTTTAAAAAGTATGCGGGTAATCCGGCAAAAGAGATTGGGGATAATGCTATTTATCGAAATCCATAATTAGAAATATAGTTATTATCTGCATGAATTTTACAAAATATTCATGCAATAGTTTACAAATTGGAAACTTATTTCTAGTTTTTTATACTAAAAATTTGACAAAGTAGGAAGTAAAATGCTGCTAAAATCCGAATTAGTGTCACAGATATTTCATAATATGTTAAATAGTAAGGGGTTATTCGGTTAATTATTGTAACATTATTAGGGCAGATATGTTACTGATTTATATAGGATTGTAACAAAATTTGTTAATTGTTGGTAATTATACTACGCAAATGTTCATTATTTTAAAGCGTTCACGAATCGTGAACAAGTGAAATAAATGAACATAGTAAAGCCATTACTTTACTTTAAGGGGGGTAAAGTAAAACAATAACTTTACTATTTTACTTTACTCAATGGAGTGAGTAATTTTACTCAATGAGCCGGTAATGATTGATAATCGGCTCAAGTTTGATTGATAAATGCACATCATAAAGTGCATTATATGACACATATTGCCACCAATAGTGTCATTAATGACCACTTATGATGGAAACTTCGGACATGGTTGCGTATATTT